ATCGCCGAGGAATGCCAGATCTCGCACACGGACCGGCCCGGCGCCGGACCTGTGTACCGCGTGCGCTGGCCGTGGAAAGAACTGGAGATGCGAACCTGGAGCGCAACTCCACGCGAAGCAATCGACGCCGCTGTCGCAGCACGTACCGAAGCCGGGACGACAGGTGCATGATGGCGCCGGCAAAGAAGATGCTACAGACGTACGAGCGCACCAACGGCGGCATCAATGGCTATGCGGTCGCCCTGAAGAACAAAGACGGTGAAGAAGTCATCCTAGTGGCGAGATCGATGGATACGGTCGTGCGATCGGCCGAACTCGCCGGCCTGGGCAAAGTGGAATTGGATCGGGTTCAGAGCGTAGCAGTGCTGCCGCGGTGCTCGGTTCTGGACGAAGTGAAGGGAGATTGATATGGCAGCAGTATTCCTCAGCGATGAAGAGATCGCACAACTGACCGAAAAGAAGCGCCACTCGACACAACGAAAGATCCTCAACGCGCTCGGGATCGCGCACAAGGTGCGTCCAAACGGGACGCTGGTTGTTCTGCGATCGCACGTTGAAAAGCTGCTGGGCGGCCATGTCGCCGCGCCGGCCAAGAAAGAACCCGAACCAAACTGGAGTGCATTGAATGGGAAGAGCAAGAAGCAGTGAACTGGAGGGCCTCCCGCCTCGGTGGCGGCTCGTCCGCGGCGTCTACTATTACCAGGTGCCGCAGGATCAGCGCGACCAGTGGGACGGCAAGACGACATTCCGGCTGGGTGACAACCTCGACGATGCCTATCGCGCCTGGACGCAACGCATGGGGTCGCTTGGCGAGGCCAAGACCATCGGCGACCTGCTGGACCGATACGCGCGCGAGGTAGTTCCGGGCAAGGCACCTCGCACGCAGTCCGAGAATCGCAGGGCCATCGTCCGATTACGAGCCGTGTTCGGCAAACGGTCGATCGCGTCGATTCGACCGCAGCTGATTTACCAATATGCGAGCCGGTCAGTGACGCCCACGCAGGGGAAAAAGGAGATCCGTGTTTTCTCCCATGTGTACACCAAGGCCGTGGAATGGGGGTTGATCGATCGGCACCCATTCAAAGGCGAAGTCAGGCTCAAGGGCGACACGCCGCGCACGCGGTATGTCGAAGACTGGGAGTTCGAAGCCTGCTTGAGGCTGGAGTCGAAGCGCAAGAGGGGAAGCGTGCTGATGATCCAGGCGTATCTGCGCATCAAGGTTCTAACCGGCCTGCGGCTGGGAGATTTGCTGCGTCTGAAGATGGATGCGCTACGGGAAGACGGCATCCACGTCATGCCTCGCAAAACGGCACACACGACCGGAAAGCGGATCATCGTTGAGTGGTCCCCTGCCCTGCGGGAAGCCGTCGCCATGGCAAAGGAGTCTCGTCCGTTTGACCGCGCTGACGGTGACGATTTTCTGTTCTGCAATCGCCGCGGCGAGTGCTACTTCGACAGTGAGAAGGATACGTCCTACGGCTGGAACTCGATGTGGCAGCGCTTCATGGATCGCGTCTTGGCGGAAACCAAGGTCAAGGAACGGTTCACGGAGCACGACATCCGGGCCAAAGCAGCGAGCGACGCAGAGACTCTTGAGCACGCCCAGAAGCTTCTGGCGCACGCCGATTCGAAAATCACCGACAGGGTCTACCGACGTAAGCCGGAGAAGGTAAAGCCGCTCCGATAGCACACCAATAGCAAAACGGCGGTTTTATAGCAAAACAGCGAGCAAGCGCTATCGCTGAAAGCCGCTTGGAATGGCCTGCCCAGCTGGGTTCGAACCAGCGACCCTCAGCTTAGAAGGCTGATGCTCTATCCAACTGAGCTATGGGCAGTGCGTTGATTTATAAGGCTTTCCGGCTATTTTACCAACTGACCGCGCTCCGCAAATAATAATCTGCTCCGCAAATCACTTCACCGGGACCACAATTTTACCACGGCGCAAGTAGTGCTTCCGAGTGGTCTTCAGGCTGTCGTGCCCCAGCAAATCGCTGGCCGCCTGCTCGCCCCGCTCGACTGAAGTGTCGTCTGCTGCCTTCGCGCGGAGGTCGTAGAACCAGAATTCCTTGATGGCCTCGGCCAACTCGGGATGCTTCTCGGTCGCCGCCGCTTTGGCCGCCGCGAAGTGGTCACGCAGGATTTGCTTCGTCATCGGCTGGCCGTCGCGCACCATCAGGATCTGCGCGTGCACGGTCTTGTGCCCAGCCTTGCGCACCTGGATGCGGGCGATCAGGTCCGCCAACTGGCCCACAATTGCGATCCGCAGGCGCTTACCGGTCTTGCCTTGGGCGACCGCCAGCGTCTCGTCCTCGATGTCGTCCATGCGCGCCTTGAGAGCGTCCCCCGGCCGCTGGCCGGTCAGGTACGAGAATTCCAGTGCCTCCCGCAGCGGCTCGCTCGCGCACGCGCGCACCGCATCGAACACCTCGTCCGTCACGTAGACCTCGCGCTTCTTCAGCGCGTGCCCCATGATGCCCGTGCACGGGTTCTCGGCGTCTGTGTAGCCCCAGCCGCGCGCGTGGTTCCAGAGCGTCGAGAACAGGCGCTTACAGCGGTTCGCGGTCGTCGGCTTGTCGCGGTGGACGTCCAGGAACTCGCGGATGTGCATAGGCTTGAGCTGGTCCAGCGGTGCCGCATCAAATTTCGCGCGCAAGTGCTTCATGTCCGCCTTATGCACGCGCTGTGTGCTCGTCGCAAGGGTCGGCATTACCTCGACCTCGTACTTCGTGATCACGTCACCGAACTTCGGTGAATCGACAGCGGCGATCTCGTGGAACTCCGCATATTTGCGTAACGCCACAATGTAGTCGTCGCCCAGCGGGATTTCCTTGCGTGGCTTCGCGCCGGTGTCCAGGTAGTAGTAGACCTTGCCGCTGCGCTGCACGCGCTTACGCATGTGCGGCGGCAGGTTCAAGTTAGTTGTCGGTTTTCTTCCCATTTCCTCATTTCGGCATCTGCCACGTCGGCTTGGCCGGCGCGGCTTGCTTGCGCCCTTCTATTGCGGACACGGCGACGACAGGTTTCCCGACCGCGTTCACGTGGAACGGCAGGCCCATCCGGCGCAGCGCGTCGATCTGCTTCGATTTGATCTTCCGGCCGGTCAGCTCGGCCAGTTCGTCGGAGGTCAAAAACATTCCCATTTTCACATCTCCTATTCCATCCCCGATTCTGGATACCGGCGCCGCTCGACGATCGGTTTCGCCTCACCTGGTGCCGGCCGTATCGATTTCGGCCCGGCCGGTACCGCGCCGACCACGTGCGCGCGCCGGTCGAAGCCGTCGCGGCGCTCGGGCAGCAGCAGGCCGGGCCCGCGCGTGTGCCAGCGTCGGTCTGGTCCTCGTTCGTTCATCGTTCGATCCTCCTGAATTCCACGACCCACACCCACGGGTTGGCGTCCCAGCTGCCGGCGCCGTTGATGCTCTCCCATAGGCCCTGGTACGACAGGCGCGGCTTCTGGGTCGACCCGGTATGCTCAATGTCGTCCGGGTCGGGATGCCAACGTTCCCAGCCCGGGCCGACGCGGCGGATGCCCTCGGCGATCGCATCCTGGTCGCTGATGTCCTGCAACCGCTCGACGCGCACGCCGGTGATCTCCAGCAGGATGCGGCTGGCCGCGCGCGGCATGTGGATGCTCGGCTTCCATGGGCCGCCGTAGTCGGTCCGGTTGTCTCCCTCGCGGTAGACGAACCATTCCTGGCCTGCCTGCGTCACGTGCGCGCGCGCCCACGTCTCGCGCACCCACAGGCGGTCGCCGGGCTGGCCGTAGGGGCATGGCCGCCAGTGTCCGGACGCCATCCCGCGCCCGCTCGGCGCCGGGCCATTGGGGAGCCACCTCCCGCACCCGCTGGTCGATGGAACAATCTCCGTGATCTGCCATGGCGGCAGGTCCTTCACAATCCGCCTGGTCTGCGTCTTCGTGCCGTCGAGCAGCGCGCGCACCATCGGGCCACTGAAAAGGATCGGTCGTTCAGTCATGGTGGCCACCTTCCTGCGCGCGGTCGATGCGCTCGATTTCGGCCAGCAGCAGCGCGGCGGCGCGCACGTAGTTGGCGCGGGTATCGCGCGGCTTCCACCATGACTTCGCCCACGGCCAGATATACGGAGCCTCGTCGTTCGCACCGTTCAGGATGTACGACGCCGCAGCGCGCGGCAGCTCGGCGGCGTGGTAACGGTCGTCGCCGTCATTCGTCATGCCTTCCGCTTCGATTTGCCGGCGGCGTTCGCCCAGCACGTCACGGGCAGCCTTGCCCAGCGGTAGCCGGTCGTCGGTGCTGGCCCACTGCGCTACGGATTCAGGAAAGTGAACCGTGCGCACAAAACGCAACTGCTGTTCCAGTGCGTCGAGCCCGGCGACGTTCTCGAACCGCAGGCGTACGGCGATATCCTCGGGCTGAACCATTTCATCCGGCTCGTTGTCCTGCAGGTCGCCGACCTTGCGGCCAGCCTTCTGCGCCTCGGTCGCAATGCTGATCGCCAGCTCGGACACTTCGCCCGCTGCACTGTGATTCAGCACGTATGCGCCGATGCCGAGGTGGGCGTAACCGCGGAAGTGCGGTGCGATCACGAAGCCGTCCGGCACGTCCTTCACCTCGACGTTCGGCAGCAGCGCGCGCACCTGCGCCGGTGTCCCGATCGCGATCACGCGGTCGCCACCCGGGATGGGCACGATGTTCGCGGCCGCCCTGGTGTAGTGCTGCAGGTCGAGCACGGCGGCCAGCAGGCGCAGGCGCCGGACCTCGTGCTGGATGTCGGTGTTCTCTTCCATCTTTATCCTTTCAGGTGCGCACGGCACCGGTTCATGTCGGTGTGGTACGGGTAGTGGCGGTCAATTCGCACTGCCAAAGCGTCGCACTGGGCACAGCGCTCAATCAGCCGGCCGCGCGCCTCGGCATCGGCCAGCAGCATCAGCTCAACGCCGTCGCCCGGCTCGGTCATGACGTAGCACTCATCGTCCAGCGGCACGCGGAAGCCGGACCCCACACGCGGCGCGCCGTAATAGTCGCCGCGCGCGAGCGCATCGATGCCGGTCTGGAGCGTTGCCAGTGCCTCGACGTCCTGCGGCGTCGGGAACGAGCCGACGAAGGCGCACACGCGCACGCTGTCGTCCTCGGTCCAGTGCACCTGGTAGTCGTTCAGCCGCAGCACGGCACCGGCCGGCAGCCAGAGCGATTCAATGTCGTCGCCGACCATCACATTGACCGTGCTGCGCCCTTCGTTCAGGGCCAGCAGGTAGACGTAGCCCGTGCGGTCTACATGCTGGTCTACGTGTGGCGTCCAGCCATACAGCTCGACCCGCTTCGTGTTCTCGGTGCCGACAACCTGGTGGCTGTGGTCGCCGTCGTCGCGATGCCGCGCGAACAGGTCTGTGCATGCCAGCGCTTCGCGCACGAAGCGGTGCTCCAGCACGGCCGGCGGCACCGCGATGTGGCCGACGAGTTGCAGGTCAGCTATCACGATCGGATCTCCACCACGGCCAACCTGCCGTCGAGCCAGTTTCCAGGCGCAACGACACGCACACCAGCCAGGCCGTCCTCGATCACTTCGACGCGGCCGGACAGGCCCGTCGTGTACTGCCGCCACTTCTCACCCTGGATGGAGGCGGTGATCGGCAGGTCGACCAGCGTGCCTACGCGCAAAGCAGCGCGCGTGCTGCGGACGTTTTCTTTTCGTGCCTGCTCGACAGGCCTGTCGCGCCGTGCAGGCGCCGGCAGTGCGGCCGGCAGATCGAACAACGCCAGCTGGTTCACGATGCAGCTCCCGGCGCCGCCGGCAGGTGCATCCAGTGGGTTACGTGCTGCCGCACTTCGGCGCCGCTGACGTAGATCCAGCGGCCATAGTCGCGGACAGCGGGCCACACCTCGCCGTCATCCAGCGCGATCAGTACCAGCACGTCGTCGTCGGGCAGCCCGTCCGCGATGTCGATCCATTCGAGCGCGATCATGCCGCCGCTCCCTGCGCCGGTCCGAACAGCGCCGCGACGAGCGGGTCGCGCCACATGCCCATCTGGCGAGCCGGCGTACAGCCGCGCTTTACAGCGAAGAGACTGTCCAGCTGCTCGTCCGACGTCGGCAGTGTTTTGTCTTCGCCCAGCGCCCACAGCTCGCCGCGGTTGCGATACTCGCCGGTCATGCGGATCACGCGCAGCTTCTTGTGCATGTAGCGCATGTAGTTCGCCATGGTCGGCCGCAAGCATTTCACGACGTCCAGCAACTCGGCCATCGTCTTCGGGCCTTCGGCGAGCGACTCGGTGATCTTGGCTATGGCTTCTGCGCGCGCGGCCTGCTGTGCGACCTTGGAGCCGAGCGCGCCGATTTGAACAGGTCCGCGCGCCATGATCAGTACCCCCTCGCATGGCTTCGGGCCGTCTGCACGTCTGCCGCGAGCTGCTTATCGGCGACGGACGCATAAAGTGCACTGTAGGACCAGGTCGTATCACGAAAAACACGACCGTCTTCGAAATCGCGCGTGCAGCCCAGCACATCGGCTGCGATCTCCTTGTCCTCGTTATCTCGGATGACGAAGCGGCTCAGGGCGTACTCCACGGCGTCGCATCCCTCGTTCCAGTCGTTGCGCACGTCCTCCATCGCGACGGCCAGATCCAGCCGCTGGTCGCGCGTGCGCAGCGCCTCCAGAACGTCGCGCCACTCCGATTCGATCGGCAGGCCGTAGCGCTGGATTATCGTGACCAGTTCCATGTCGGCCCGGCGCTTGGCCAGCTTCTCGGTTGCGGCCCGTTCAGCGGCTGCGCGGTCCTTCTCAGCTTGGGCGACGGCTGACTTCTGGTATTCGGCATAGCGGGCCAGCAGGCTTTCGTAGGCGTTCGTGGCCGCCGCAAAGCCATCATCGGTCTTGCACTCGCGGACCAGGTCGCTGAGGTAGCCAGCTGGGCACGACCGACGTTTCGGGAAGCGTGCACGCGAGTTGCGATCAACTTCGGTATATGAGCGCGGCATGCCGATCGCATCCATCATCGCTTCCACCTGTGCGCGGATGGCCTCATTGTTCGCGATCGCCGGGGCGTTCCGCTCATGCATTGCGAGATCCGCAGCGCGTGCGGTTTCAAGTTCCCGCATCGCCAGTGCTGCGATCTGGTCGATCGAGGGCTTGCGATAGATTGACAGCCTGGATTCGTAGCTCTGCGGCGACGCCATGCATTTGCCGACGGCGCCGCACTGCTCGATCGGCATGATTTTCAGTGCGGCGCTCACGTCAGGCCGCCTTACGCATGTTGTCCGGGAACAGATCGTCCGCCGTCTTCGCCTCCGGCGCCGTCAACGTCAGGTCGATGTCGCGCGCCATGAATTCGCAGATCGCGCCGACGTCCTCAGTGTCCGGATGCGCGATGATGCGGAAGGTCAGCACTACCGAGCCGCCGTTCTGGGCCTCGAACTTGAAGTGGTCGACCTTGCATTCCTTCAGGACGATGTTGCTGTCGCCGCCCAGCCCGTAATCGATGGTGGCCGTGTAGCCCGAGCCTTCCCAGTCCCACTTGATGGCGCCCATCTTCGGGTAGCGCAGAACGGTCAGGCCGTCACCTTCCTGCACCTGGTCGACCAGGTCGGGGTTATCGTCCTTCTTGAAGAGATGCTGGCGCAGCTCGTGGTGGAAGTGGATTAGCACGCTGCTCGGGCACGTCGCCTCGATCTTGAGGTCGAATGCCGGTTTGGGATCCTCACCATGAAGTTCCGCGCGTGGGTTCACGTTGGCGAGTTTGACGATCTGTTTCAGTTCGAACATGGGTTACATCTCCTGGTCCTATTGGTGGTTGGTGGGGTGCTGCTGTTCAAGCTGCTGGTGATGGCGGCCCCGGCGCTCGCGCCATGCCGTCCATTCACCGGCGGTCATCATTGGGTACTTCGTCTGGCCCAACCGAGGGTGCGTCAGCTCGGTCACCATGCCGAGCATCTCGTCCCAGCACAGGCCGTCGTGGTACCGGTCGTCCTCGCGGACGGTGTAGCCCTGGTCGTTGATTTCAATCGTTATGGTGCGCACGGGCGCCCTCCTCGTTCTGCTGCTGGTACTTCAGGTACGCGCGCCGGATCCGCTCATCCCAGCGCGCCTGGGCGGCCGGGTCGTGGTCCAGCTTCGCGCGGGAATCGACTTCGCACATCTCTTTCACCCGGGCGACGGCGGCCTTCTCGCCGTCGACGCCGAGGAAGCGCTGGAAATCCTGCTCGCGGCAACGCAGGATCGTCCACAGAAAGGCGCGCTGGCCGGCCATGTCATGCGGCCTTCGGCTGGGCCACGGCGCTGATGTGACGCTGCAGCGCGGCGCAGATGCGCAGGAAATCCGACTCTCGATACAATTTGGCCGACTTGTCGGTCATGGCGTGAGCGAAGCCGAGCTGCGCCAGGCCATCGGCCGTCAGCGTGATGGGCGCCAGGCGCTCGTTGATCTGGCCGAGGCGGATCATCGGCTCGTCGTCCTGCACAGGTGCGCGCGCGGCGTCGATAGGCGTCACAGCGGCGCCGTCGGTCGGGAATGGCCAGCGCGCGTCAACGGCCAGCGTCGAGGGCGCGGTGCCGTGATCTTCGTTCGCCGCAGCCGGCTGCTGGACAACCTGCTCCGCGCGCTGCTGGGCGGCGGCCACGGCTTCCGCGCGTGCACGTTCTTCGGCTTCCGCGCGCTGGCGCGCCTGCTCGGCCTTCTCTGCCTCGATGCGCTTGTGGTTGTCGATACGCGTGCGCACGACCATCTGGAAGTCCTCGTCCGGCTTCTGGATGATGGCCTGCAGGTCAGCGAACAGGAATTCGTGCTCGGCGGCGCACTCGCGGTACCAGGCCAGCCGGCCGCGCACGGAACTGGCGATTTCGTTGACGACGATCTTCGCATTCGCCAATTCAGTGTCGACGGCATCCTGCAGCGTGGCCAGCGTGCGCTTGTTCTTCATGGCGCCGGCGAAGTCGCGGGCCTGAAACACCAGGCGCAGCGGCGCAATCTCGCGCTCGAGCGCGGCGACGTGGTCGGCGAACGCCTGTTTCGCGTTGGCCAGGATGCCGGCCTTGATCAGTTCCTTCTTGTCCTTCACCGTGCGCTGCAGCGTCAGGCGCTTGGCCCGCAGCTGATCGGCGATGTGGTCGATCGTGCGCATCAGCTCAGCGATGTCGGCGGTCTGCTCCAGCGCGGCGCGCTTCGCCTGCTCCAGGTCGCCCTCGGCCTTCTCGCAGAATTTGACGGTCGCTTCGGCGTCGGCGAAATCCTGATCGGTTACCAGGTCGGTCTTGATGCTGGCGATGAAGCGTTCGGCCCGGGCCTGGAACGCCGGCAGGTTGCTGGTGGCCACCTCGCCGCGGATCTGGATGACGAGCGCCGGCAGCGACATGATGGGCTCGGCCTCGGGCTTCGGTTCGTACTGGCGTGGCTCGTACGCGGCGAGGTCGGCCTCGAACTGGGCCCAGCCCGCGCGGATGCGCTCCTGCCACTCAGGATCCGGCAGCACTTCCATCCACACGAAGCGCTCGGGCGTGCCATCGGAGCACACGAAGATCACCTTCTCAGCGCCGGTCACCATCATGATTTGCTGGCATTGCGGCATGTACTCGTCCGGCAACTCGCCGGCGGCGACGGCGGCAGCCAGCGCCTCGTTCCACTGCTTGTGCTCGAAGGCGACGTCCTCGGCCATCGTCAGGCCGTCGCACGACGCCGACAGCAGGCCGTCGGAGCAGGTGACCGGGTACAGCTCAGTGCCGATCAGGTCTTCGACCGGCGGGCGGGCCAGCGCTTCCACGTGGTGGCCGTGCGCCAGGATGTATTTCTCAACCCAGTCGCTGAACTCCTGCGCAGTACCGGTGGCCTTCATGTGCAGAAGCTCGGTGCGCGAAACCTTCGGCGACAAGCCGAGCGCGGCGGCCGCTTCGCTGGCGCCGCGTTTCTCCAGGCGAAAGGCTTTCCATTCCGGCGAGCCCTGGACGAGATTATGGATTTGCATGATGTTGTCCTTGATGGTTGAGGGGCTCAGTCGTTCTCGTGGGCCCACGTGTCGATGGTCAGCTTCTGGTCTTCGTTGAGCAGCACGCGCGTTTCGATTTGGGCGATCAACTGCTGCACAGTCTTCTTGCCGGAATGGATCAGCTCACGCCATTCCGCCTTCTTCGATTCGAAGTGCTCGGCCGCGCACGTCGGCAGCTGCTGGGCGGCGCCCTGCCCGCTCTGGTCGACGTCCTTCACCTGGCGAATGTCAGCGCGCTGCGTCTCCTGCGTGATCGTGAAGCTGCCGTCGGCGGCCACGTCGATGACGTCGGCCAGCTCCTCGGCCGTGCTCAGGCCCATGCTGATTTCCGGCGCGTATGCGCGCTGCCAGAACGCCGCGGCCCGGTAGATAAACATCTGCTGCGGCATCGTCTTCCACTTCGAACCGATCTTCTTGTCCCAGCCCTCGGCGCGCACCATGTTCCAGTCGACCCACGCGCCGTCCAGCCGCTCGCCGGTCTCGCGCTCGATCGCCCAGGCGCGGCAGCCGAAGTCTGGCGAGCCGGCCTCGCCGCGCCACTCGTAGCGCATCGCGCTGTAGCGGCCGCACGTGTTCACGCTGGCGATCAGGAACTTCGACGACCAGCCCGGGTTACCGTGCACTATGTACAGGTTCTGCATCACCATCAGCTCGTCGGCCTTCAGGCGCTGCGCGAGGTTCAGCGCGATCATGCAGTTCGGGATGTTGTTCTGGTACTGCTGCGGCACCAGCGTCGAGCTGGCGAATGCCTTGGCGACGCGCTGCATCAGGTCGAAGCCGGCGGCATCCATGAAGCCGGCGCGCACGGGCGCATGTTCCTGGCGCGTGGCCAGCTGGGTGGTGGTCTGTGGGGCGTTCAAGTTGCTCTCCAGGTTAGAAGCCAAAGACATAGGTGCGCAGCGCGCGGGCGACTGCCTTGCGCGGCCGGAAGCCGGCGCGCAGGGACAGGCGGTACTGGTTCAAGATGTGGCGGATCATGTTTTCCTCGTGAGTGATGGGTTACCAGCTACGAATCGTGTTACGGCGGCCGACCAGCTGCACGGCGCGCATGCGGGCGCGCTTCTCGATGTCAACGACATGGGCGCTCAGATGCATGTAAAAGTCGGCCTGGTCCTCGGCTTCGCGGAGCGCGCGCTCGTTCCACCACAGGGCCACGGGCTTGACGAGCTTGCGCATCAGGCGGCGCGCGATGCGGGCGGCGATCATTGCGCACCATCCAGGTGGCCGGCGCCGTAGGCGTCTTCGTGCCGCGCAGCGGCGAGCAGATCAGGGTGCACCAGCTGCGGCGCCGGCGGATGCGCATCCTTCATGTGGTTCGCCATGCCGATGGTCTTCACCTTGCGGCCGCAGATCGTGCACGGGATCTTTTTCTGCTCCGCGTGCATCTTTTTGTTGGCGGCCACATTGCGCGCAGCCCGCTCGGTCTTGGCCTCGGCCTCGCAGCTGCGGCAGCGGCACAGATAGCCGGTCGGCTCAGCATTCAGGAAGACGCCGCAGCCTTCGCACAGCGTCCCGTCCAACATCATTTCGGCGATCTCGCCCATTGCCCTGCTCCTCGTTCTGCCGGCGGCGCCGGCGGTTGTTGTTCGGGTGTGGTTTTACGCGCCAGTGCGCGCCACTTCGGTCGCACCGGCCTGCTTGCCGTGCTGGTAGATCAGCCACAGATCGATCAGGCCTGCGCTCGGCGCGTTGCGGCGGGCCCATGCTTCGACGCGCATACGCTCGTCGGCCACGCCGCAGGGGCAGTCGAGGAAGCCCGTGATGTTCTTCGACAGGCTGCCGGTGTCGTCGCAGGCCGAGCAGCTCACGCCAGCACCCCGTGATTCCACAGCCAGCGCATGGCGCGCTCGGACAGCGACTCATCGACGCGGCGCTTCTCCATGTCGGTAACGTCGCTCTCGGCCAGCGCCTCGGCTTCCCGGAAGATCGCCAGTTCGACGGCTGCCGCGTGGCTCACACCCACTGCGGCGGAATGGCCGGCCACGGCCGCACGGAGGATGTCGCGCGCATCGCCTTCGATCTTGTCCATGTCCAGCCGGTCAAGCACGGCCTCGACGGTCGACACGCGGTTGATGCGGATGTCGTGCTTAATGGCGTGGATGCGCGCGTCGATCAGCTGGCAAATCTTGTCTTCGCGTGCCTCGGCGTCGTAGGGGAAGCGGTCCATGTCAGGCCTCCGCTGCGGCAAGGGCGGTGGCGATCTTCTCGCGCAAGCCGTGGATCGCAGCGGCGGCATCGCCGCTGTGGTAGTGGTGCATTGCGTGCAGCTTGTTGTCAGCGGCTTTGAGGAGCGCCACCAGCTGGTCGTGCGAGTTGACGGCCCGGATGATGAAGGCGGCGTTGGCCTGCTCAACCTCTTTCGGGTGCTCGCCGCCATAGGTGTCGAAGACGATCTCGTCGGTTCTGTCGAAGGCGACACACACGTCTTGCGTGCTGAGGCGCCACGGCGTTGGGCTGTGCTTTGAGTTGGACATGTGCTCTCCATCTGCCCTGCTGGGCTCGGTTGCGATGGAGGCATTAAACACCATGTTTAGAAGTGGTGTCAACACCTTGTTTAATAACCGGGGGGAGGCTGAGGTAGAATTGATGTGTCGGCCCGAACACCTCGGGCGCGCCGCCCGGCCTCAGGGCGTGGAAAAGGCAGATCGAGGCCGGCTGTTGTAGACGTGTCGAACGACGTGTAGGCTACTAAGAGCCCTGGCTAGCGGGGCATGGAGGATATATGACGGAAGCGAACGAAACAACGGCGCCGAAGCGGTTCAAGCATCGGCGAGACTTTGATGAAGGGGAATTTTGGAACTGCCGAGACCTTGCACCCGAGCTTCGGGAAAAGGCGAACTACTATTTCGGCGGTCCGGATGGTGTAGAGCGAGCTATGGATGAGCTGAGCAACCAAATCGATATTTTGACGCAAGATACTTCGTGCTACTTGCCCAGCGCGACAGCACAAATTTTTTGGACAATAGTTGCTTTTCTTGAGTGTCCGATAGAAAAATTAACTTAAGTTTCTTGTGAATGCACTGCCGCAAAACCTTTGAAATGCATATCCCAAAGCTCTTTATGTAGAGCAATAATCGCGTTATTAACTTCATATATATCGTCCGCAGTCCACTCGTATTCTTTAGGATGAACTAAAGAATCGAACGACTTCCCTGCCTCATGCAACTTTACCATCGCATCATAATGACCTCGGAAAGAGAAGTTTTTTCTGGAGTTATATTTTGATTGGGTAAGAAAATAACCCTTAGTTTCCTCTCCTCTATCAACGAATACTACAATGCCATGCGCCAAATTATTTCTTTTGTTAGCTAGGGTATCGACTCTATTTAGCAGATGGGGTAAGGCTTCAAAGTGTTCGCGATGCTTTCCGAGATATGAGTTAAACGCTTCGAGAAGCATTGCCTGTCTCGCCGAGGTAGTCGCAATTGTGCCGAAGGCCCGCTTTGCGCCATCACCATCTCCACCCAACAGGAGCGCAAAAATATCAGCG